CGAGTGGGAAAAATTCCCGAATGGCTGCATCACATACTGACGCAGCCCATTGTGCGTCTGAAATCTCTGTTGATTTCATGCGCACATGAAGCGATTTCATAATTGAATCATACTCCAAACAACCCATCCAGCGTTGCTTCAAAGTATTATACGTAGATTTCCGCTTTAAAAAATCTACTTCTCCAATAGACATATACTTTACATGCTCGCCTTCTTTACTAGGCGGAGTGTATGTCATTCCGATGGTATCTATATACTGAGACTTTGTTATGTTATTAAAATCTGAGTATTTACTAGATACACTACCAATATCATCATCACCGTATGTCATCATTTTAACACTATTGCGAAAATCACATTCTCTAGAAAACATGTCAAAAAATGCACATCTTGAAATTAATGAATTTGCTATAGAATTTATGTACACTGTCAAATTATGACCCGATGGATTACTACCCAAAAATTGTACCAATGTACCATTATAAGCCACCATGGGATAAATAACATCCGAAGCAGCACCCTTCATAATGATACGATCTTCGTCTGAATATCCCATATTTTTACTTAATTCTATCAAAATAGAAAAAGCGGCAGAAGTCAACGCCGGTGACATACGTTGATCGTAAGCACTATAATCCCCAGCGACGATTCTATCCTCTCCAAAATGTACAATATGCTTGTGCATTTCATCCCATTCATTAGAAAAAGGATTGATACCAACGGCACACTCTGAAACTAGTGGAAACATACTCAACTGAGAGACTATGGGCAAAAAGAATTCACGCAACACCATCTTTAATGCCACGGGTGCCGCCTGAAATACCCTGACTTTCAATTTCCCAATCTTCACAGGCTCATCCTTCAAAGATGCTCGGAAGACACTCACAGAACGTTTATTTTGCAAATAACCTTTTTTCAAATTCTCATACTCTTGTAATATATTATCTTCTATTTTAAAACATGTATTATGGTTTTCTTGAGGCTCAATTTCTTCACAATAACGAGATAAAGGTCCACTTAAAGGAAAGCCTACAGATGTATTCTGAGGCATTCTGTTTAAAAATTTGTCCATATCCTTACCATTAATTATTGTTTCTATATCTAAAGGTTTATCCTGTTTCATTCGCAATCTCAATGGTACTAAATAATCCTCACAAGCTGCTGTTAGTAAAGAAGTATTTGGGCCTACACTTATGTGCGAAAAACCTTCCATACCCTTTTGCCAATTGTGCCAAGGGGGAACATGGGGTAAGCCCATCGGAGCTATGCCAAACTTCCTTTTATTATCAAATACTATCTCAACGTCCTCACTAATATGTGACACTATTACTTCTGATTGTCTTGTGACGCCTCCTTCACATGGTCCAAAAACACGTATGTTGGCGCCATCGGAAAGAAAATTAGTTGGACATTTCGGAGAAATTTCACCGCTTGTTGCAAATGGTATATTACCTCTATGAGCCTCGTACACCACAGTACATAATGGAACGCTCTCTGTTGGGAATAAAACACCAGGACTCAATAAAAATTTTTCTGCATCCTCTATATTGTGTCTCAGAATTACACCACTGGCTCCCATAGCGGTATCCGTGACACCTGCTAAATGAAAA